GAGCCGATCGACCGGCTCGGCCATCTGGCCAACGAGATGCTCTCAACGCTTCAGCGCGACGAACGAAACTCCGACGTGCGAGCGGTGGTCTTCCTCTCAGACGACGAACGTGGCATGACCGCTGGAGGCGGCTGGGACTCCGACCTCGACGCCATCGTCGCCGTGATGATCCACTTGAGGAAGGTTTTCGAGGCGAACGGGCGCAAGCTCGTGATCGTCCCGATGAGTCAGGAGATTCACCATGGCTAAATCGAGCAGCGGCCCCGACACGATCCGGGAGGCGCTTGATTACGCCTTTCGATACGAGTTCGATTCGCCAGAGGAAGAGGTGATGCACGCCAGAGCGCTCGCAGCGCTTGTCGCGCTTGTCGGCCGGGTGGAGCAGCTAGAGAACGTCGAGAAGGCCGCACGGGCGTTTGTGGCGACGACAAGCTCGTTCCGTCAGCCTCACTCGTCGCGGCCTGAGTTCACCGATCTCGCGCTCGCGCTTGTGTCTGTCGGGGAGCCGAAATGACTGGCGGCAGCGAAGCCGACACGATCCGGCGTGAGCGTCTCCGACGAGCAGCCGAGGACGGGGAGCGGCTGTACCGCGTCCGTATGCATGCCCCGGATGGCCCGACTATCGCCGATGACAACCGCATCAACGGCATCCTGTCGCTCGACCTGACCGACGCTTTAGGATTCGTTGACGCGCTTGTCGCCCGGGCCGAGCAGCTAGAGCGGGCGTTGGCCGCTCTGATCGATGATGTGGAAACCGAAGCGTTCGACTTCGCAACCTCGGGTCGTACTGCTGACGAGTTCCTGACCCGCGTCGTCGCTGCGAAAAACAGGGCGCGCGCCGCGCTTGTGTCTGCCGGGGAGCCAGCCGAATGACAGCACTAGAAGTTCTCAAGCCGTTTCGGAAATGCTGTGACGTGGTGACCGGCTATGAGAGTTTCGGTGATGAGGAGCCGAGGCGGCCGGTTGTCTGCCTGCTTCCGCCTGGGCACGACGGCCCGCACGCCGATTGGACGGCCTGGATCGGAGTGGCGCAACCGGATTTCGAGAAGGCTGGGGCGTCTGCCGGGGAGCCAGCCGCGCCAACGGAGACACGAGAAGCCAAGCGCAGCCCTAGCGGCCTAATCATCGGCAAATACGCGAAGGCACCGGGCGAGGACACCGTAGACCTGGCTGCGCCAACGGAGCCGGAAGCACCCTGAGGAAGGAGAGGCAGATGCCCTACGCCAACCGTGACGACAAACTGAAGCAGATGCGGCGCTGGCGAGTAGAGAAGATGAAGCAGGGCTACGGCAAGGCCCTCTATGCCAGACGCAAGCAGCGCTACGCCAACGAGGAGAGACTGAGAAAAGGAGTCGTGCAGGCGATCCTCCTGCTGGAGGCGAGATCCTTGTACACCGCCTTGGACGTGCTGCGCGACGCGCTCGCCGACGCTCCTCCGATCGGCCCTGTGATGGAGTACATGCCAACCAAGGATCAGCGAGAGGTGCAGTAGAGTTCAGATCGGCCATGTCAAGGCCCCTCTTCGGAGGGGCCTTTTTTATTTGTCTACTTGCCAGCCTCGTAGTCGGCGCGTGCCTTGGCGAGGCTCATCTCTCTCAACAGGTTGCCGAAGAACTGCTGGGCCAGGTCCCCTCGTCCCCTGGTCGGGTAAAGCTCCGAGGGGCGGTTACGGAGGATGCGAACTTCGGGCAGCCCGGTGACCACGTCGCGAACGATGTCGTAGGCAAGACCGCCTGCGCTGCTCTTCGGAACTGCTTGGCCTCGTGAGGTGATGTTCTGACCGGCCCTGAAGGATGCGGTGATGAAAGGATTGAGCGATCCGACCAGGCGAGTGGCATTCGCTGGCGTTCCGCCTGGGAGAAGCGCGCTGAGACCGGAGACGACATCTGTCGCCGAGTTGTAGGGAACCAGAGGCCGGGTGGCAAGGATCCGTTGCAGGTCTCCTTGTGGCTCGCCGATCGCGACGCTGCCTTGCAGGTAGCTGGGGAGCGGGCCACCGAACTGGTCGTTCGCCATTTGCTCCCCGACCTGGCCGATCTTGTAGAGGATGTTCGCCCGCAGCGGGGCGTCGAAAGGCATCTTCGCGGTGATCCTCAGGATCTCCCTGAACCAGGCGTAGAAGGGGAAGACGTTGCGGATCGCGTTTGACTCCCTCGGCGAGAGCGAGAGGAAGTTCCCGAGCGCGTCGTTGATCTCGCGGTTGACGAACATGTTCGTCTGCGGGTCCTTCAGCCCCGTCTCCATCGCCGCCTGCCAGGAGCGTGTCTGCTTCGGCATCGCCAGGTAGGCGTCGCGCACCTCCTTCGACTGCCTGAGAACCCGCTCCGCTGTCCAGCGACGCAAAAACGATTCGGTCGTCTTGTCGATGTGCGGCAGCACGTTGATCACCTTGGTCACGGCCATCGCGTTCCACCTGATCAGCGGGTGCGCGGTTCGTGCCCACTGAGGGAGCGACTCCCCGGTGGTCGTCCCGAGGAAGGTTCCGCTCTTGCGCTGCTGGGGCGCGTACTTGGCGACTATTTCATCCGACAACCCAAAGCCGCCATCCTCCGCCATCCCGACCGCTCTGCGCGCGGCGCGGAGGCCCTTGGTCTGGGAGATCGCCCCGAGCAGGGCCTCCGCCCCGCGCGGACCGGCGTTGCGGACAGTGGCGAGGATCGTGTTGCCGACGATGTTCGAGAACAGCCAGGGGATGCGCACCTTCAGCACCAGCGCCCGCCACACGTCCATGATCTGGTTGAAGACCTGGTTCCACTGGCTGCGGGTCACCTTCAGGTCAGCGCCCAGCACCTTCGCGAAGCGCTCCGGCACCATCAGGTACTGGCCGCGCGCGTTCCGGGCTATCTGCTCCGGCGCTTCCCGGAGGAGATTGCGGTTCGGGCTGCTGAACCCCTCCGGGAACAGGTCGGGGAACATCCTCTCAAGGCTCTGGATCTGCGTTCCGGCCGCAGTACGCTCGGGTGGGAAGTACTGTCCTTTCTTGGTTCGCACCCACTCGTAGCCACCGGCTAGCTCCCCACCGGGGGCGGGCACGGCGAGCCTCAGCACCTCGTTGTAGAGGTCGCTGGTCGCGTCGTTGCGGGCTGCGCGCAGGAAGTCAGGCCCCAGCTTGTCGATGTGCATCGCGACCCTGCCTGCGAGGAAGAGCCTGCCGGTGTTCGTTGGCTCCTCGGCACTGGGCGGGGCCAACCCTCGTGCCCGCGCCCTGCGGTAGATGTTCGGCTTCTTCGCCATCACGTCCGGCATGTAGAACGGCATCGGGCGTCCCGCAGCGGCGATCTCCTGCCGAAGCTCCTTCGCGCTCGGACCCCCGAAGACGGTGTTGACGCCCGCCCGCACCCTCTCCCCTGCCGCCTCCAGCCCCGCCTGCATGTCGAGCAACTCGTTCAGCAACTCTCGCTGGGTCCGCAGCGCCGAGATCCGCGCCTCGCGGGCAGCACCGATCCTCTGTCCCGAGGCAACCTGCTGCCTGGAGAGCACCGAGGCGTCGATCACCTTCTGCTGCAACTCCATCTCGGCGATCAATGCGTTCTGGTAGCGGGTGAACGCCTCCCCCGCAGCGTCGTAGACCTCGCCCAGCGTCCGCATCCGGGCATCCTCGATCGAGGCCTGGGCCGCTGCCCGTGCCGCCTGCTGGCTCTCGGCGGCCGGGGCCGCCCTCTCGGAGATGGTGACCTTGGTCTTCGGCGCGCTCCACGGCCGCACGTCCTTGATATCGAAGACGACCATGTCAGGCCCGTACTCGATCCCGGTGAAACCAGCCTTGGAGAGCCTCCGGTTCACCTTCGTCTTCGTCTCGGTCAGCGCCTTTGAGTGCAACAAGTTGTCGAAGCTCTTCGGGGTGAACGAGCCGGTGTGTGTCGCTTTCGCGAGCAGGAAGTACAGTTGCTTGGTTGTCAGGTCGCGCCTGTTGGCGGCGAGCAGCTTGTCGAGCTTCTTGGCGATCGCCTTGTTCTCGATCGCCTTCTGCACCCGGGCGAGAAGATCGGCGCTCACCGTCTCGTCTCCGAGCCGGAAGAGCGTCGAGCGGTCGACCTGATGGGTGGTAACCCCCTCACCCCTCATGCCCATGCGCGGGAGCAGCCCCTCGTCACCAGCTTCGGTCGTGAGGTGGACGCCCCGTCCGAGCCATTCGCGCCCGGTCACGTCCCCGGTGTGCAGCGGCCCAGCGGGAACGATCGGGGTGGCGTGGTAGGCGGTAACGATGTCCTCGCCCAGCCCCTCTGCTGCCGATGGGATCTCCTCGGGCGCTTTCGCTCCCGCCTTCGCGAACGCCTCGGCCATCGCTGTCCCGACCGTCGAGGGGCCAGCAGCGCTCTCGGGTGTGATCCCGACCTCTTCGGCGTAGACGCCAAGGTCGGTGTTCATCAGCCGGTCGAGTTGCGCGCTCAGACCCTCCCACTCGGCCCTGGTCATATCGACCTGACCGGCGAGATCCTCCAGATCGATGGCCTCCTTCTCGCTGCGGGCCAGTTGTTTTGAGACCCGGCGCGACGCGGCGAGCGCCGATTTGAGTTCGACCTTCCCGGCCCTGCGGCCCTCCCTGACGATCCTCTGCTTGCCCTTCTCCAGCTTCGTCAGCGTCGAGTCGATCTTGTCGAGATGCTTCCGCGCCGCCTCCGGGGTCAGGAAACGTGCGCCACGAGCGATCCGCATGTGCGTGAGCGGGGCCATGTTGGCGGCGATCGGACTCAGCCATTCGCGCTTGACCTTGATCGTCGTCATGTAGTCGTCCAGGGCGTGCCCCTTGGCGTTCGCGTCCCACATCTTCTGGGTCGGGTTGCGGTAGTACTCAAGGATCTTCGGGTCATGCAGGAAGGTGAGCGTCGCCTGACTCGTCAGGTCTCCGACCGGCAGGATGCCCCGCCACCAGTTCACATCCCGCTCCATCGGCAGCGAGTTGACCAGGTCGAAGGCGACTTTCTCCTTGCGGCTCATCCGGTTGTAGGAAACCCGGTAGTCATGGAACGCTGCCGACGACTCGTGCGCCAGGAGCTTCTGCTGGTAGGTATCGGTCAGCGCCCTCGCCGCGCGCGACTGCTCACCGAGCAGAGGAGTCGCCGACGGGAGCCTCTTCAGGACGGCGTTGGTTGCCACCATCCGGGCAGCCCGGTAGCCCGTTCTCGGCAGGACGCGCCTAGTCACCGTCTGGAGCGACGTGGGGTCCGCTCTGACATCTATCGTCAGCCGCGGCCCCTGGTGTCGACCGGTGACGAGCGCACCAAGGCGCTCCGAACCCGTCACCGCCCTGCCCTCTGTGGCCGCTGCCCTCGCTGTCAACCCCAGCGCGCCAGCCCTCCCGGCGACCGGAAGAACGACCGTCAGGACATCCAGGCCCGTCCCGATCGGGTCCTCCCCCATCCGATGCAGGGTCTCCCCGAAGTCACCGTGAAAAGCGGGGCCGTACTTGTGCTCGTACGACTTCGCCATCGGCCTGAAGGCTTTGCGGTAAAGCTCGGAGTCGAGAACATCGCCGCCGTAGAGCACGCCATGAGGGCCAGCCGTAATGTCGTGGTAGGTCGCCTTGCCGAGCGTCGAGCCGATCGCGGCGGCCCCGCCAGCTATCCCGGAGATCGCGCTTCCGGCCTGACCGAACGCCCCCCTGATCCCACCGATGACACCGCTGGAAGGGAAAGGGTCGAAAACGTCTGTCAGCGTCGCGCCGCTCTGCTTCGCTTTCGTCTTCGCGTAGGCCGAGCCGCCCCCACCAGCCGAACGAGCCTTGACGACCGCGCCACCACCGCTCTTTGCCTTGGACTTCTGATACGCAGAAGGTTTAGCCACTCGGCGGCCTCGGAGTTATGTGCGGGAAGATCTCGGCCAGTGCGGCGCGCAAAACCTCCTCCGAGAGCGACGTTGTCGCCCTGGCGAGATCGAGGATCTCCCAGTAGGAGGCCCCGTCGTCCTGTGCCTCCTTGACGTAGCGCTTCGCAAACGCGATCTCCGCCTTCTTGTTCGGGAACGGCCTGCCGTACAGCCCGACGGCGTACTCCGGCTGGGAGTTCAGAACTGTCCTGACGCGAGCCTTCCACTGAGCGGTCTGCGGCCCGAGCGCGTAGCCGTCGATGAGCGCCTGGTTGTAATCCTTGACCTGGGCTACAGGTGGTTTGCTCCCCCACTGGAGAGCCTCCGGGTCCCAATACTCGAACTTGCTCCCGACCTTCCTCGACCTCGGTGGAGCGTTCCCCGTCCAAACCTTGACGGCCTCGTTCAGATCCTTGATCTGGCCTACGGTGCCACCCGAAGCAGCGCCACCTTTCCCGGTAGTAGGGGCCTTCTTCGAGATGATCGTCCGTGTGCCGTCGATGGCGGTGCGCACCTTGTTGCCGTTCGCATCCGTCGTTATCCCATCGGAGACGACCGTCTGCTCCCAGTTGTCCGGGTTGATGATGACTCGGCGACCGTAGGCGTCCTGGTAGGAGATCTTCGCCCCCGGCTTCACCGTCGGCTTCCTGATCCAGGTATAGGTGTTGCTGGCGGGATCGAAGGCCATGATCCCACCACCGGAGGTGGTTATGTTCTGGATCTTCGGGGGCTTGACATCTCCGGGGAGCACGTCGACCCCTGTTCCGTCTGCCCTTATCCCACGCCAGACGCCGGTGTCGTCCTTGTAGACCCTGGAGTAGGTCACGTCCGGCTTGACGTTCCCGGGAAGACGATCGACTCCCCCGTCCGCTCTGATCCCCCAAACAACTCCGGTGTCGTCCTTGTAGGTCCTGGAGTAGATGGAGGTGGAACTCGCTCCGGGCTGGACGAGCCTGGTGAGCTTCCCGGTCGTTGTGTTCAGCGAGAAGTAACCCGTCTTCGAGTCGCCGATGATTTTGATGTCTGCCTGCTGCGCCTGAGACGCCTTCAGCGCCTGGTCGACCGCCTCTGCTCCGTACTTGAGAACAAGGCCTGGGATCTGAGCAGCGAGGTTCGCGCGCTGGGCGGAGAACTCCCTGTCGGCCTCCTGCTGGGCGCGGGCGAGTGAGGTGACCGCCTCGCCACCCATCGCTGCGATCTGTCCCGGCATCATCTGGGCGGCAGCGCCCGCAGCCGCGCCCGTGACGTTCAAGCCTTGCGCCTCAAGTCCGGCCCCGAGCCAGCCGAGCGCCCTGCCGACGGGTGAGTTGTCGACGGGCGGCATCGTCCCGCCGGTCAAGTTCATCGTGGCGGCATTCGCCGCGTTGGTCGCCGCGTCGCCGCTGGCGAGTGTCCCCCCGAATCCCCTGCCGAGCAACGCATCAAGCTCCGCCGCCTGGGTGTAGCCCGCCTGGACCTGGGGGACGATTCGCTCCAGGAGCGGTGTCAGCGCCCCGTAGTAGCCCTGGATCGCTTTCTGCCCCGCGACCGTGTTCGCCGCCGCGATCCGCTGCGCGTCGGCGATCTTCTGCTCCTCGGGAAGCGTGGCCGCCTTCACCTGCCCCCAGATGAAATCCGACTGTGCCTTCGTGTAGCCCGGGATCTGCGGGCCAAGCAGGCTGGGAACGCTGGAAACGCTGGGCGTTACGGTTGTGACCGGCGCTGGTTTGCTTCCCACCAGCGACGGCCCTCCCGACGCTCGGAAGGCTCGCTGCCTGTCGGCCTGATCCGGGGGCGTCCAGGTGGCGGAAGACCTCGGAGTGGGGGTGGCTTTCGTCTTTGTCTTCTTCTTCGGAGGGGTGTAGTCGGGGAGTGGCATCAGCTATCCGATGTTGAGCGCATTGAGGATTCCCTCCGGGATCTTCCCGGTCAGACCTAGCTGACGAAGGGCTGCTTGCTGCGCGCCCTGGCCCAGGGTTGCGAGTCCCTCCTGCTGGGCGGTGTTGTAGGCGCTCGCGATCTGGGTGAGCTTCTGGAGGAGCGCTTGAGCGCCGCTGTAGCGTCGCGCCTGGTCTTCGTAGGCGAGGTTGCGCAGCCCCACGCCGGTAGCGCCGGAGCGGAACGTCCCTCTCGCCCCCATCTGGTCGAGCCAGTTACCTCTTGCGAAGCGGTTCTGGCGGTTGTAGCCGCCGACCGTCGAGAGTTCCCTGGCAGTCAGGTCCTGGGCTGCCGCCAACGTGTTCGGGTTCTGGGCGGCGTTCATCAGGATGCCGTAGAGCGGATTAGTGGGATCGAGTCCGAGGTCGCGCGCGGTCTGCGCGAAGTCGGGAATCTCGCCCCAGTTCCCGAACGCCTGCCCGAACCCTGTCCCTGCTGCCGCCCCCGCAGCCGCGTTACGCGCGTTCACCTGCGCCCTGGTCATCTGGAAGATCGGGTCGTTCTCCAGCGACCAGTTGTAGTTCGGCTCGGGAAGAGCCGGGGGGTTGTAGTTCAGGCTGTACGGGTCGTCGGCATTGTAGTTCCCGCCCGGGTTGTACCCAGGGGGGTCGTAACCGTAGGGGTAGCTGGGAAGACCCGGACCCGGCCCGAGATCAGCCTTGTAGCCGGTCGTGTTCTTGGCGGTTTGCCCTCCAAAACCGTAGAAACCGCCCAGGGACGGCGCTGAGGAGGTCGGGGTTCCCAGTTTCTTCGGCGGTGACGGCGGTTCCCAGGGGAGGGGCATAGATCTCCCTTCTATGCTTGCTTGGCGAGGCCCAGTGCGACCAGCACATCAGCAATGTCCTGGACGGTCGGGGTTGTCGGGATCGTCGGGAGCATGTCCAGGTCGCGGGCGTCTTCGACAAAGCGGTGCAGCCACCAGAGGTACTCGGACGGGAAGCTGGACGGGTTCCTCAGGTAGGCGGTGATCTCGTCGCTGACGCTCACTGCTTCAGCCTGTTCTCTTCGAGGGCCTGGAACTCGGTCTCGATCGCGTGAAAACGAGTTTCGGAGCTACCGCCTATCTGCTTGATCCTGAAGGCGACACCAGACGACTGGAAGCCAAGCTCTCTGCGTGCCCGCTTGTAGACATCCGACTGCTCGAAGCTGCCGATCGTCGTGTAGTTCACCCCGCAAGGGTCGAGCAGGTACCCGGCCTCAAGCACGGGCGCTCCGACGTGAGAGTGCATGTCCCAGTTCGCGAACAGCCACTTCCACTGCTGAAGCGAGAAAGACATCTGCGTTCTGCCACTCGCAGACTGCCGCGCCCGGTAGAAGGGGGTCTCGAAAAAAGGCTGGATCGTGACGCCGTTCGCGTCGGCCTCGTCCGCTTGTTCGTGCGGATGGAAGAGCAGGTAGAGCGAGGCGACCCGGCCCTCGTTCGAGAGGCCCATGTAGACCTTCTCCGCCGTCCTTCCGGGGACGCGCATGAAGCAGAACCCGGGCATGTTCTGCATCCGGTACCAGAACCCGCGCAGCAGGTCGTAACAGAAGCAGTCGAGCAGTTGGCCGTTACTCGTGATCGTGATGATGTAGGTGTCGTGGACGACCCCGGCGGCGAAACGGTAGGTGTCGTCCATGTCGCGCAGCGTCGTGAACCAGAGCGATGAGATCCCCCCGTCGGCGGTCAGGTTCTTGAGCGCGACCCCGTCTGTCTGGTAGACGCCCGTGAGGTCGGCCCAGATGACGGTGTCGTTGTACTTGACGACCGTGTGGGCGTTGACGCAGCCGACCTCGAACGGAGCATCGGCGGTCAGGTCACCACTGGTGGTCGGACTGGCCGGGGTCGTCCCTTTCAGCCGTGAGGTCGAGCGGAAATGAAAGACGAGGATCGCGTTGCGCATCGCTGCGAGAGCGACCACAGGATCGGAGAAGTCGTACCAGGACTCGGTCGGCCAGACCTCCGCCGTCCCCAGGGCGCTGAACCAGACCCGGCCGGGATTCGCGAGGCTGTTCCCGAGCACGGTGCGGTCGTTCCAGACATCGGCGAACAGCGCCGGGGGCGGGCTGCCAGCCAGCGTGGCAACGGGAGTTATTCCGTCCCAGGACATCGGGGGATCGACACCGCTGTCTCGGGGGATGACCACCAGCCAGGAGTCTGCGTCCTTGCGGTGGACGACCGGGTTCTGCGAGATGGTGTCTGTACCCGTCCAGGAACCAATCAGGCTCGAAGTCGTGTCGGTGAACTCGTAGATCTCGCGCGCAAGCGTGACAGCGACGTTCTTGAACCCGGCTCCGTAGTAGAACGTCCTGCACATCCCCATGATCATGCTGCCCCCGAGATCGGGGGAGGCGTAATACCAGGCCGCCCGCTTGCGCAGCGGAGCGCCGAGCGACTGCGGGACGAAATCGACGCAGTTCCAGAGCGCCTGGTTTCGGATGTTGTCGCGGGGATCGTCCTGTCGCATTCCGGCGAAGACGGTTTCGAGCGTGGTCGGGAATGCCACCTAGACCCCTGTCTGCGATGGTGACCCGACGAAGCGCCTGCGGTGCCCGACGACAGCGGGAGAGAGCCTTCTCCCTCCACGGTGCAGGGCCGCCCGTTTCATCCGGCCAAGCTCCTCACGGTAGAGCGTCCTGTAGCTCGACCCGTTCTCAGAGTACTTGTCGTTGATGTACTGCCCCGCCTGGAAGAGCATGAAGTACTCGATCACCTTCTGCCACTCCCAAGGAAGATCGTTCGGTGTGTCGGTATCGGCGACGAGCGGCAAGGGACGCTTCACGAAGTAGACGAAGAGACTGTCGCCCTCGACGGGAGCCGGGTAGATCATCAGCCGGTCGCCCCCATTCACGGCATAGCACTGAACCGGGGAGGAGGTCTGGCCCTGAGAGCCGATCCGGTAGTCGAGGATCTCCTGCGGGGAGACGCGCTCGATCCGGTAGGTCTGATCGCTAGTGGCGAGGTAGACCTCGTTGATCGCGATCATCGTCGGGTCGATCGTGTAGTCGGAGCTACCGGCGATGAGCCGCATCGACGCGCAATTGATCTTGATCCGGCTCTCGGCCATCACCTCCAGGTAAGCCTGGTTCGCCCAGTCGTTCATCAACGTCTGGTCTTTCGAGCCGGTCGTGTTGTCAAGACCCATCTTGGCCGCTACCTGAGTCCGAAACTGAGCGAGTGAGGTCACGACCCCTCCTTGATGGTTCGCTGTCGGCCTAAGTGGTTGCTCACGGCTCCTCCTCTTGTTTCGGCCAAACTTCGGCCTCTGTGGTGTCAACGTCGAAGCGCTGCCGCTCGACAAACCATCCGAAGCGGGCGACACGCACCTGCCGGTCACGCGCCACAAGTTGGGAGACGAAGACGATCACGACCACGGCCGCGAACACGACCACGATCAGTCCCGCGAGCGCTTTGCCGTCGAGGGAGACGGCGATCACGTCGCTCTCCGGTCGCGCTGGGCCTGGATGTCTTTGCCCTCTAGGATCGAGAGGCGCTCGCGGAGCTTGCTGATCGCGATCGCGAGGTAGATGATCCCGAGGATCTCAAGGCTGTTGATCGTGATCAGCGCCTCGTCGGGAATGGTGGTGAGGCCGATCATGGCTCCGCGACGCGGACAAAAACTGTTCCCTGAGCCTGGGTGTCGCGGGTGCGGCGCATGACCTCGCCGCCGTTCGAGTTGTCGCTCGTAGAGGTGTTTCCTTCTATGCAGGTGAACTGGGAGGGCTTCGTTCCGCCCCAGGACTCGAACAGGCCGATGTGGTCGTAGGTGCCGTCGCGGCTCCAGTCGAAACAGACGAGGTCCCCCGGCATCGGGGACGATGGGACGCTCAGCCCGTTACGGTTCGCTTTTGCGTCCCCCACGACGTAGGGCACGTAGGCGTAGGCGACTCCCTTGGCGAACGAGGGCGAGCCACCAGCCTCGACCTCGTACCAGTAGCTGACGGCCATAGCGCACCACGGCTGATAATCCTGCCCATACCAGCTACCGAATGTCGAGTGGTTGGTTCCAGGGGGATTCTCTTTGTAGCCCAGCCAGCCGATCGCAGCCTGCAAGGCGCGCTCGCGCGTGGTTCCCTTGACGGGTTTGTTGAACTCGTAGTAGGCCTCCGCGATCAGGTTCGCGGCGGTCACGTCCATCGCCATCTGGCCCGCGTTCGGGAGTCCCTTCGGGATCTTGATCGAGCGCAGCGTGTTGAAGGTCTTCTCCCCGACCCAGCCGCTGGGGTCGAGCTTCTGCTGGCGCTGGATGCCAGCGATGCCCGAGTCGGCAACGTTGCCTCCCGCTTTGCCGTGGGAGAAGGCATTGCTGAATGTGCGGTCGAAGGCCGAGGCGGGACCCGGCCAGCGACCCGCCCGCCAGACGGTGCGCTTGTACGCCTCGATATCAGCCCCATCTTCTGACGGCTCCTTGCCCTGCTTGTTCGCGTCAGGAGGATAAATCGGCCTCGGGAAGCCAGGAACGGCGACCATTGGTCCGCCCGGGTAAGCGCTCTCGTACCATTCAGTCACTCGTCACCATCGCCTGGTTGCCATCCTCGCTCGCGGTCATCTGAGCGAGTGAGGCCTCGAACTCGATCACCGCTCGCGCAGCCTCCTCCGCGTTGAAGACCGTGATCACCTGGGCTACCCGCTCGGCCACGATGCGGCCGTCCTGGTCGCGCTCGATGGCGACCGGCTGGAGCAAATACTTGTATGGCTCGATCATCAGTTCGGGACCCTCAGCACCCGGTAACCCGTACCACCCGAGTCGGGCGCACCGACGACAACCTGCTTCGCCGCACCGTTTATCTTCAGGTAGAGCGGCGCAGCATCGGCGGCGGCACCACCGAGAACGACAAGGGTGCTGTCCGTTTGAAGTACGGCCGCGGCCGCACGGTAGAGGGTCGTGTCGGGAGCGGTCGTGCCGCCGGGGCCGAAGAGAAGCGCCGCGTCGTTACGCAGGAACGCGCGCGGCTGGGTGTCGCCGTCCACCCGCGCGTCGAATCCCCAACCACCAACGCCTCCCGTGGAGCGAAGGCTACCGATGATGCCAATCGTGTAGGCGGCTACCCGAGAGAGGAAGGCGTCACTTCCGTAGCCGCCGAGGTAGAGGTTATTGCCCACTCCGAGGTGCGCCCCAGCCGTGAAATTGCCGTTCGTGTAGAGGCTGCTCGTCGCGTTGCGGTAGAGGGTCGTGTCTACGCCCGCAGACGGGTTCAGCCAGAGAGCGCCGTCAGAGGCGATTCGCAGGCGCTCAAGCTCGCTACCGGGCAGATAGCTGTTGTACATCGTGTAGAACCGGAGCGACGGGTTGAGGTAGGACGAAGACGAGTTCTCGAAGATCGCTTTGATCGCAGCGTAGTAGGAGGTGGCGTCGCTACCCATTCTGATCTCCACGCCTTTACCAGCTTGGGCCGCGCCCGTAGCGGCGTTCGCGACAGTCAAGGCGTTCACGACCGTTGCCTCGTTCCTGGTCACGTTCAATGCGAACGCCTGGAACGTGTCATCCGTCCTCAACGTGTCAGCCGCCGAGCGGTAGAGGTTCGTATCGGCAGCGCTTCCGAAGTAGAGCTTGCCGTCCGTGTGAAGTGTGATCTTCGTGGCCGCAGCGTTGTTAGCCGTTACATATCCCTCTGAATAAACGTTGGCTACGGAAAGCGCCCCATCCGTCTTGAGCACGCTCGCCGCCGAGCGGTAGAGGCTGGTGTCAAGCGCGCTCCCGAACCACACGCGCGCGGTGCTCGTATCGGCTCCGAATAACCACAAACGACTACCGACATCAAGAGCGCCGTCCGTCCTGAGATTGCTCGCCGCGGTGCGGTAGAGGTTCGTGTCGCCCGCTGAACCGAATATGAGGCCTGATTCGCCGGTGCCAAGAGCGCCCATATTGACCTGGCTCGCAGCACCGTCGCGCGCGACAATGTTTCCCGAGGCCGTGAAATACCAGCCAGTCGTAAGCACCTGAGCGGCCTTACGGTAGAGGTAAGTATCGGCAGCGCTTCCGAAGTAGATTTTCCCGTCAGCGGCCAAGAAGAGTTGGTTCGCAACCGATCCGTTGTTCGCCATCACCCACGCCGACGACCGCAGACCCGCCTGCGCGAAAAACTCGCCGTCGGTCTTGAGCACGTTCGCAGCCGAGCGGTAGAGGTTCGTGTCGGTGGCGGCAGCGCCGCTGCCCCACTGGATCACGCCGCCCGCTTGGATCCTGACCCGGAAGAAGTTGTCTGCGGTGTCGGCGGTGGAGAAGGCGAAGTTAGCCGCTGGCGTGAATGCCTGGATCTGGGCGTTCGTCACAAGGATGCCCGCCCCCGCGCGGTAGAGATTCGTATCGGGGGCGCTCGCGCCACCCGGCCCCCACTCCTGCTTGCCGTCGCCCATGAGGCGGTAGACGGGCTGGGCATCGCCCGCGAGCAGCTTGTTCGCGATGATCCTCGTCGCGGCGGCGATGACGGTGTCGGCGGGGAGCGCGCCGCCGCCGCCGGTGACGGTTTGCCACGTTCCGTCGTCGCGGAGGAACTTGGTGCCGTCTCTCGTCCCCGAGCCAAGCGAATCGGGGGTGACCCGTCCTGTGGCGATGAAGATGCCGTCGGTCTTGAGGCTGCCAGCAGACGCGCGGTAGAGGTTGGTGTCGGCGGCAGCACCGAAATAGACCCCGCCGCCTCCTATGGAACTGGTGAGCCAGACCTGGCCTGCCAGCCCGTCGCGGGCGATGATGTCGCCCGAGGTTCGGAAGTAGGACGCGAACGCCTTCAGATCCGAGGCCGCTACACGCCGCAGAGTCACGTCGAGCGCCCCGCCGACGCCTCCCGGCCCCCAGGAGAGTTGCCCGCTGCCGAGCAACTGGAAGTTTGTAGCCTCGCCAGCGGCGAGCTTGTTCTGGACGATCCCGCTCGCCGCGGCGACGACGCCGTCCTTGTCCACTTTGCCGGTGTCGAGCGCGACGATGCCGTTGTCCATCTGGTTCAGGTGGACCTGATCGACGGGCGTGACGAGGTTTTGCCAAACGACGGGCGTGTAGGTCATCTAGGCCTCCAGGCAAACGGATTCTTCGAGTTCGAGCGGCTCGCAACCGGCCGCCACCAGGACGAGGTCGTCGCAGCCAACCGCCACCAGGACGAGGTCGTCGCAGATCGAGGGCATCAGCAGCGGGTTGACATGCACCTTTCCGCCGAGCAGCTTGAGCGGCGGCGAGTCCGCGGGCCGAAGGATGTTCTCCAGCGTGAGCGGGACCGTCCCTCCCGTCAGGATGAGCGATAGCTGGACCGGCCTGATCGTGACGCCCGAGATGACGAGCACCGTCTCGCCCCAGAGGTGGATCGGGAGCGGTATCCAGTCGTCGGCGACGGTGGGTTCGCCGCAGAGCCTCTGGCCGCAGAGCCTCTGGCCGCAGAGAAACGGCCCGCCGGGGTCGGGGACGAGAGTGTCGGTCAAAACGCCTGCAAGCTCAGCACCCCCGAGGTTGGCCACTCGATGCGAAACAGGCCGTTCTCGGAGGTGCGGTCGGTGACGAAGTCGACGAACCCGAGCAGCGGCTGCACCCCGGCGTTCATGTAGATGATCGCTCCTCTCGCGGCGATGGTCGAGTTGGGCCACTGCACCGGGTCACCGAGCAGACGGGTCCCGTTGGAGGAGGGGTCGATGACGACCGAGCGGTTGGCGATCACGGCACCGCCGACGACGTAGGCGGTGCCGGTCGTCTCGCTCGCGGACACGTCGGGATAGGCCTCGGGACCGTCCTGGTTGAAGATGTAGCCGCTCGCCATCAGGATCACATGGATCGGGCTGGCGACCCAGCTAATCTCGGCCTCGATGAGGTTCTTGCCGCCCTTGGTGAACCACTTCGTCTCAAGGCTCGCCATCAGGACCCCTTCGCACCAGCGTCCTTGAGTGCGGCTCTCGCCTCGGAGGCGTCCTTGGTCGCGGCGTCTCGCTCGGCGGTGATCGAAACGATATCCTCGGTCAGGATCTCGACCTGGTCACGAAGCTTGGCCACCTCGTTCTGGTAGCCCCCAAGTTGGCTGATCCGTCGCTGAAGCTCCTCGTTCTCGGCTGCTGCCTGGACGAGCTTCGCTTCCAGCTTCTCCTCGGCGCTCTGCTTCTCGCTCTGCTCGGACTCCCCGTTTTGCTCTTCTTCCTGCTCTTCTTTCTGCTTTGGGACGGTCCTTGTTCCTGCCATCGCTCCTCCTAGTCGTCCAAATTGACACCGCGAGGCACCACGATGCTCGCCCCCGGCTTGAAGTTCTTGCGCTCGTCTCTCTCTTCTAGCTCGGAAAGCTCGTCGTCAATCGAGATCCGTGAGCCAACCCAGACCTTCCCCTTGTAGTGCCGCTCCAGGTTGGTGGCGGCCTCCGCCCGGACCGGGTAGGCACAGAGGGGGCAGGTGACCGGGAAGGGGACCTCGAACGGCTCGAAGCAGTTCGGGCAGACGTAGCCCTCCCTGATCCGTTGCAGGTCGTCGGAGTCTTGAAGGACGACGGTCTCGTCGTTTTCGTCTCCCGAAGCTTCGATCGCCGCGATGATCACCGGCTTTCGCCAGCGCTCGCTCATGCCGAGACGAAGATCGCCAGATCCTCGTCTGCCTCCTCGGTGCTGCGCAGCGCCTCCAGGGCATCGAGCACCTGCTGTCTGGCGGCGTTCTCGGACTCGTAGGCGATCACCTGATCCAGGTCGTAGCCGTCCTCGCGCACGCGCTGGGCGATCTGGGCTGCGTCCTGGAAGGCGTCGTAGTTCGGCCAGGGGGCAGGGGTGGCAGGCTTGGCGACCATGATGAAGTCGATGCCGTGCTCGAAGCGGCCGAGCAGGAACTGCTCGATCTTCTCTCGTTCTGCGTCATCGAGGCGGTGGGCCTGGGCGAAGCTGACGCTGTCGAAGACCGAGTAGCGGCCTGCCGGGTCTTCCTGGGTGACGCGGTCCTCGTAGACACCAAGGCCCTGGTGGACGAAGTGGCGCTGGGCCGTCTCCATCTCCCAGGGGTGCATCCCGACGACGAGGAACTTGCAGTCCAGAAGCGGCTGCACCAACTGCGAGTTCCCGTCCCCGAAGTAGTTGGTTTTGTCGAGTTGGTAACAGATCGAGTAGCCCGCGTACTTGCTGATGAACCTCACGTTGTCTCCTTCTTTGTGGGGCCGTTTCCGGGTCTCCCAAGGAAAGAGGGGGGTTCGCCCTCCAGCGCAACCCCCCTCTCGCGATGCTAACCGGTCACGCCCTTGATCACCGCGTGGCAGGACTCCTGCGCGAACTGCAAGGAGAACTCCGTGCGGTACTCGTGCGTGACCTCGTCCGCGTCGTTTGCCTGCCGGTTGCGCAGAAGCTGCGTGTTCCGGTTGCGGAGCGGACGAAGCTGGACGTAGTCCATGTCGATCAGGAACGCCCAGCTTCCGTACTGGCTGCCGGTCGCGCTGAAGTCGTTCCACTCGCGCTTGACGACAACCGGGATGCTCCAGCCGTAAGCGCCGGAGATGTACCCGTCCACCTTCGCGCCGAACTTGCGGTCATCGACCGAGGGCGGGTTCCAGGCCGACTTGAGGAAGCCGGAGATCGCCCTTGCAACGAGCGGTGAAGCGAACAGGACCTTGTTCTTCGAGCCGTGTGCGAGGTCGGCCTGAAGGTAGGTGTCGAACAGGACGTGCGTCAGCGCGCCTGCCGGGTTGTGGACGTTGGTCGCGATGAACTCGACCGCTCCACCGCAGTAGCCGATGGAGTTCGGGGCAGCGGTGGTGAAGGAGCGGGCACCCCAGAACAGGGTCTGCTCGATCGCCCGCTTGTGCTCCACGAGCTTCTTCACTTCCTCCTGCATCGGGGCGGGGCCGCCGTAGACCTCGATCACCGATTCGGTGCCGGTGAAGCCGAACGGGTCGCGCTGGATCTGGGTGTAGTTGTAGCCCAGGACCTTCTTGGTGATGTGCCGCACCCCGAGCGTCGCACCCTGCGGGGCGGCGTTCGAGACGATCAGCAGGTCGGAGATACCGGCTGCTGCCGTGCCGATGATCAGGCCGATCCCGCGCGTGACCGTGAGCACGTCGCCCGCGATCGAGTCGACGCGGAACGCTTCGCCGGTCAGCGCGACCCGGACGATGTCGCGGGGCCGGAAGTAGGCCCCCTGCCCGGTCGTGACCGTGATCGAGGTTGCGACGTTGGTGATCGCGCCGGTCGTCGCCGACAGACGCGGGAAAAGCTGGTCTTCGAGCCAGTTGATCTGCTCTCTGACCGCCTGGTTCGACCCGAGTTGCATCAGCATCGTCGTGAACTGAGACTCGTCCGGGTCGAGCATCTTGATCTGGTTGTCCATGTCCACGACGTTCTCGTTGGAGAGCGGGACAGTGGTGTCCACCAGACCGGTAGCAACTGCGACGTTTGCCATTTCAGTCTCCAGTGACTTGAAGGGAAAGGTTCTTCCCGTGTCGCTAGAGGGGTGTCCTCACCAGGCCCGAACGACTGGTCTACTCATTGAGTAGACCAGTTCGGGGTCTCTGGACTATTCGAGGCCCGCTGCTTTACGGAACGCCGCCGAGTTCTCGAACGCTTCGAGCCACTCGTCGTTCGGCGTTTTACGGACCGGGTTTCGGTCCGAGGATGCTGCGCCGGACGCCACCGAGGCGTCCCTGCGTGTTGCGGCTGCCTCGGCTGCCTGTTGCGCCTGGGCGTTCGCCGCTGCCTGCGAAAGTGTCCCGGCCTGCTCCGCTTTCGTCCAGCGGTAGAGGGTTTCGAGCACTTCCAGCTTGGTCTGCTTGTCGCCGCGTTCCAGGGCCGCAAGTACCGGCTTCGGGAACCCGTCGATCGCTTCGGCGGTGAGGGAGTTCATCACCAGGTCGAAGTCGGGGTGCTGCTGCTTTTTTTCCGAGTAGGCGTCGGCGAACTCCTGCGCGATCTCGTTCCGCACTGTTGTCTCACGGACGGGGGCGAACTCCTGCCGGAGTGCGTCGACCTCCCGGGCGCTCACCTGGCGAGCGTGGAAGTCCATCGCCCCCAGGTTGTCGTACTGCGACCAGGCAGCCATCGCCTGCTGGTAAAGGACGCTGTTGCCTTGCTCGATTGCCGCCTGGGCGACCACGGGAATCTGGGAGGGGTTCATGTCGAGCCACTCCCCGATCGTCTCCGGGTCGTAGGGGGCCTGCTGGGGGCGTTGTGTCTCCTGGCGGAACTGGGAGAAGTCGTCGCGCAGCGCGCGAAGCTCCTCCAGTTCAGCCCTGGAGGTCTCGCCGAGGATCGACTGGGCCTCGATGTAGCCCTTCTCCAGGTCCTCGACCGTCTTGTACTTGCCAGCGAGAAGCGGCTCGGTGGGGGCCGCTTCTGCCTCGGTCTCGGCGGTCTCCGCCTCCTCGGCGGGCGCTTCGGGAGTGACCTCGCCGTTGTAACGGGCTGAGATCTCCTCCTCGACCGATCTCTCACTCACGCTGCTTCCTCCTTGGGTCTGCTCTTGGCGAGATCGCGTTCGAGCGTTCTTGCGGCCTTGTCGGGGTATCGCACTGCTGCCAGCAGTCCGGCCCAGTAGCCGCGCTTGTACTCAAAGTCGTCGAAGGGGTGGCCGGTGGTCATCATCGTCCGGGCCAGGGCGGTGGAGTAGTCGAGGTACAGGGCCTCGATCTCGGTTTTTAGCTCCTGGAAGGGAAGGTAGCTGGCGAGCGCCTGGATCTTGGCGGCGCGCTCTGCGTCCACTACTGGTTCACCGGGCCACCCGTGGTTGCGCCCATCCGCTGGAGGGCTGCAACCGGGGACTGGGAGAAGGCATTGGAGGGGGAGTTCACGTCCGTTGCCTGCGGGGCACTAACGCCCCCTCCCGGTGCTTGTGCCGCCGAGGCAGATGGGGGCGCACCGGGAGGAAGCTGCTGCATGTTCGGCAAGACCGGCGCGAGCGTGTAGAAGGGCGCGGTGTCGGTGATGTCGAACGATTCGAGGTAGCGGTCCATGAACGCCTTCAGGTTGAGCGGCGTCTTCGACTGCGCGAAAGGCAGCGCGGAGGAGACCGCGACCTGGAGCATCGCCTGCGCCTCGGCGCGGCGCTCCTGGCGCATCAGCGACTCGTCCATCGAGGCGAGGGCGAGGTGGTAGCGGCCCTGGATCTCCATCGGGGTGATCCGGATCATCTCCTGCTCGCCGTCGGCCCCGAGTTGGGATAGGTAGCGGTCGTTGCGGATGAACTGCTGGTTCATCGCGATCCACTGCTCGCCGACCCGGTTGTAGGCCCAGGTGTAGTTCATCTTCTTGGCCGCGATCCGCCGCTGCGCGAGCGTGGTGAAGATGCTCGCTGCGGTGGCGGTGTTGTTGTCCAACTGTGAGGAGTCGCCGCCCAGCAGCGGCATCCCGCCGGAGATGTTCTGCATGTCCTGCTTGATCTCCGACTCTGCGCGCAGGGCTAGCTCGGCGGTGATCGGCGGTGTCTCCAGGAACTTGACCTGGTTTACGTCGTCGACGAGCCAGCGCTCGCCGGGGGCGAAGACGTACTCGTCCGGGTCGTCAACGTCGGAGCGGATGATCGCGATCGCGTTGTTCAGAAGCTGGAGGTTGTCGAGGCGCTGGTTCTGGAGCGTCCAGAGCATCTCCTGCAAGTCCTGGATCACCTCGACCTCGCTGATCCCCGGGATGCGGAACAGGTCGGGCATCGAGGAGGTGACGACGAACGGGTAGCCGCCGTGCCAGAACGGGTTCGGCTTCGCGAGGCCGCCGGGGGTCAGGCAGACGGCGCGGTTCCCGATCGTGACCACCCAGATCTCGCCTTCGCTGTAGAACCAGTGCTCCAGCACCTCAACCTGGTTTTTGGCCCGGTTGACGTTGAAGAGTTCGTTCTCGCGCCGGGTCAGCGCGCCCGAGTAGTCCTTGGTGTCGGAGAGATCCTTGACGTTCGCGTACACGCCCGCCGCTTCCAGTTGTCGCAACTCGTCGAGCGAGTACCAGCAGCGGTGGGTGACCCGCATCGACTTCTCAAGGCTGGTCGCTGCTTCGTGCCAGAAGAAGTCGCGCACATCGACAACCTCCATCGTCGGGTCGTTGTGGAAGATCTCGGTTCCCTCGACCGCGCCCAGGCTCGGCATCGTGATCCCCTCGATGTCGGTCGGGACCTGCCTGACCCCGAGCCTGCGGGTCGTCCCTTCCGAGTAGCGCCAGTAGTTCTTGGCGACGGTCAGTCCGGCGATGAAGCCCTGCATCGCGAACGGGCGCTGCTTCTCGGAGAACTTGTCGATGTCCTGCTGGTAGGCGAGGAGCGCCTGCATCTTCTTGGCTCCATGGAGGTCTGCTGGCTGGTCGAAGCGGGGGCGGGCCTTGACCCGCCACTGCGGGTTCGGGTCGAGCGCCGAGGCGATCATCGTCTCGATGATCTGAAGGACGTACTTGGGGGCCTGCTTGTTGTTCCAGGTCTGGGCTTCGGAGCGCTGCTCGATCACGCCCCGGTAGGCGCGGTAGCGGCGGTCGACATCCTCGGCGAAGCTGTCGTGGGCTTTCGAGTCGCGCTCGAACGCGGCCATCACCCTGTTGACGGACTCAGCTTCGGAGCGTTTGCTCACAGGCGCTTTCTCATCAGCCTGGTCGCGGGGCCTCCGCCGAGGGCCGCCTCGGCGTCCTGCTGGTCTTTTGCCAGGTACTGGTGCAGGGTCGCCAAGAGCTTCGACATCGTCGCCTGGTCTTCGGCGTCGCGCTCGACCGAGATGTAGCGGTTGGCTAGCTCGATCATCTGCTTGAGGATGTCGATCGGCTCATCCTCGGGTCCGCCTGCGGTCGGTTCGGCGGGGGACGGCGCTGCTGGCGCTCCTGCCCCACCCCCAAGCAGAGCCATTAGCTCGGGCGGCAGGCCCCCATCCTCCGGGGGCGCTCCGCCCAGGTCGGGTGGCGCTCCCCCGTAGGGGTCTTCGGGCATGAACTGTGACATCGAGCCTCCTTAGGCGAGCGGCGGTCCGCCGCGCGGGTCCGTCGTGCCAAGCATGTCAACGTGGACCGGGTCGGGTTGGCCGTGGTAGAAGCCGGGGACGTTCCCGGAGCGAAGGCCGAAGCGCCCAACGACCGGCTGGAGCGCGATCCCGAGCGGGATGCGCTGCCCGTTGATGATCGCGTAGCCGTCGATCGCGTGTCCGGTCAGGTGGTTGGAGCGCGGCACTCCGCCAACGGCCTTGTTGTGGGCGGGGCTGCGGTAACCGGAGGTGATCTGGATCTCGGTCGCACCGACCGCCTTGGCCGCGTCGGCGACGAGCGCCGCGAAGACCGGGTCGATGCCGGTCGCCTCGCCGGTGAAGGAAACCTTGCCCTGCGCCTTCGGCGCGCTGTAGCCGCTCGTGACCGGGAAGCTGTAGCCGCCGCCCGACCAGAGCCTGAACGCGGACTGGAGTTCGGGGTCGGAGGCGAGGGCGTAGGGGTTACCGGAGGCGAGCGCCTTTCGGATCGCGCTGAAGTTCGACTGCGAGAACATCTTCGCGAGCGCGCTCGTTCCCGCCTCGAAGGAGGGGTAGCTCTGGACGCCCGCCCTGTTCGTGCCGCGGCTACCGCCGACCGGGAGCGTCGTCCCGAGCAGGTTGAAGCGGTCGATCTCCTGCGGGACGCCCTCGCGTCGCGCCCAGGCACCGAGAAAGGCCAGGTTCTGCGGGGTGGTCGGCAACCCCAGCTTGTTGAGGACGGTCGAGAAGTAGCGGCTGTTGGATCCGTCTGAGGGTTGAGAGTACTGATCTGTCGAGTACTGG